AGGAGATTGTAAAGATTATTATGATGTAAGATATTTTGTATTTGCTAGAGATAATTATATTTGTCAAGTATGTAAAAAGAAAAATAAAGTATTGCATACTCATCATATTGTGTATAAATCAAAAGGTGGCACAGATAGGGCAGACAATTTAATTTCAGTTTGTACAGATTGTCACACATCAGAAAATCATAAACAAGGAGGAATTTTATATGAATGGATGTTAAAAAAGAAAAAAGTTAAGCAATACAAAGAAGCTACATTTATGAATATTGTACGTAAACGCACATTTAGTAAATATCCAAATGCAAGGATTACTTATGGCTCTGAAACAACGCCAAAGAGAAAAGAACTTGAATTAGATAAGACGCATTATAACGATGCAATCACGATTAGTGGTATAAAATCAATTAAAGAAAATTCTAATGAATATTTCTATTATAAACAATTTCGTAAAAAGAAAAGGTCTTTACATGAAACTATACCACGAAAAGGATTAAAACAAAAGAATGTAAATGCTGTTAGAAATAATAAAAATGTGAAATATTCAAGCGGATTTTATTTAAATGACAAAGTTAATGTATTTGACAAAATAGGCTGGATAAGTGGTTTTTGTAGTGGTGGTTGTTATGTAAAAGATATTGAGGATAATTATATAACAATGCCTAATAAGAATTATAAACAAGTAGGATTTACAAGATTAGTATTGATGTGCCATAATAACAATTGGCAATTCATCTGCACACGCTAAAGCAGGGCAGATTTCTTGCTAAAAGGATTTAAATTTTATAAAACATGAGGTGATATATTTGCTTATAGATAAGGACTTAATACATAAAGCAAAACAAAAATTAGGAGATAAAAACGCTGAGATAATGGCACAAGAATTAAACTTGGTAGATTATGACGAAAAGCATCGTAAGGCGTGTTGTCCATATCATGGAGAAGATACTGCAAGCTTCATATACAACTCAAAAAGCTACTCTTTTCATTGCTTTGGATGTCAAAAAAACGTTGATATAATTGATGTGTATATGCAAAAAGGATTTTCTTATTCTGAGTCGGTAGAAAAGCTGTTTGATTTAGCTGGAATAAATTTTAGTTTTGGCGAAAGAAATGTAAAAACCAAGTCTCAATATAGATATCCAAAAGAAGTTAAATGTACTGATAAATCTAAGGTTTATGATTATTTTAGCAAAAGGTGTATTTCAAAAGAAACTTTGGATTATGCTGATGTAAGACAGGATGACAAGGGAAACGCTGTGTTTAATTACTATGATACGAATGATGTTTTAACTCTTGTGAAATATAGACCAGCAAGAAAAATAAACAAGGGCGAAAACAAGTGTTGGTGTCAAAAAGATGCAGATACCACACAGATCTTGTTTAATATGAACAGAATAAATATTGATAAGCCACTTTTACTGACAGAAGGAGAGCCGGATGCTTTATCTGCAATTGAAGCTGGATACATCAATACAGTATCAGTTCCTTTAGGTGCTAATAATTATCAGTGGATTGAAGAAAATTGGGATTGGCTTGGGCAGTTTGATAGTATTATAATCTGTTCCGATAATGATGAGGCTGGTATTAAAATGCAAAAAGAAGCAATATACCGTCTTGGAAGTTGGAGAACTAAAATAGTAAATATACCACCTTATTACGAACAGGAAGATGGAACAAAGATTAAAATTAAAGATTTAAATGAAGTTCTTTATCGTTTTGGAAAAGAAAAGGTTATGGAGATAATCTTAAATGCTACAGATACCCCAGTTGATAGTGTAAAGGATTTATCTGACATTGAGGACGTTGATTTGGATTCTATTGATGGAATATATACAGGTATTCAAGGAATAGATAAGGAACTTATGAAACTCTTTTATGGTACTTTAACTGTTGTTTCTGGTATGCCTGGAGCTGGTAAAACAAGCTTTTTATATCAGGTTATTTGCAAAGCCTTAGACCAAAACAAAAATTGCTGGTTGTTCAGTAAGGAACTTCCTGACTGGATGACAAAGAATTGGTTTAATTACATATTTGCCGGAAGAAGAAATATTCGTCAGTACAATGATGCGAATGGTGCTGTATATTATAAAGTTACCAGCGAAGCAAAGAAGGAAATAAATGATTATTATAGGGGCAGATGGTTTGTTTGTCGAGATGATTATAGTGCAAAGATAGATGATTTAATTCAGTCTATGGAAGATGTAGTGAGGAAATACGGAGTCAAATTACTTATTCTTGATAATCTTATGACTATTGATATGGATGTAACAGAAAATAATGAACTTAGAAAACAAACAGAAGTAATAAATAAGCTTATTGCTTTTGCGACAAAATATAATGTGGCGGTTATATTAGTTGCCCACCCAAGAAAATTAAGTAATACATCTGAAGTTGGTATGTATGACATTAGTGGTACATCAAACATAATTAACTTGGCTCATAGAACAATAGGGCTGAGACGAGTAACTAGCAAAGAAAAAGAGGGAGAACAAAATCGCAACGGAAAGGGATGGAGAGTTGAACCAGATCCGTATGATGTAGCATTCTCTGTAATAAAAGACCGTATAAGAGGTCGTGCAGGATTTAGATATGGATTGTATTACGATATTCCAAGTAGGCGTTTTTATTCTACAGAAGAAGAGTTTGGATATAATTATGCATGGGATAAAAAGGAATATACAGACGCTTTGGTTTATCCTGATCATTCTAAAAAAGAAGAAGAGGAGGTTTTTGGAAGTGTCAATGTTAAAAAAGATATATAATAATGTTTGGACATGGAGGTATTTATGAATTATACTATGTATCATTTGCACTCAGATTATTCTTTACTTGATAGCTGCACAAACTATAAAGAGTATATTGACTATGCTGTCAGTTTGCGTCAAAAAGCGATTGCGTTTACAGAACATGGTAAACCTATGGGCTGGGTAGCCAAAAAGAAATATTGTGACGAGAAAGGAATTAAATATATTCATGGAGTAGAGTGTTATTTAACCGAGAAATTATTATGGGATAATTCAGAAAAGATAAGAGATAATTATCATACGATTTTAATTGCTAAAAATTTTAAAGGATTGCTTGAGATTAACGAATTAATAAGCAGATCAACAGATAAAGATCATACATATTATCATAATCGTGTATCTTTTGATGAGTTTTTACAGTTATCAAATAATATTATTACGATAAGTGCTTGTCTCGCGTCTCCACTGAATAAGCTTGATATTAATAATCCTATGTATGAGAAGCTTGTAAAAAGATATGATTATCTTGAAATTCAATCCCATAACTGTCAAGAGCAAAAAGATTTTAATACTCATTTAGCAATAATGTCTAATAAATACCATAAGCCATTAATTGTAGGTACTGATACCCATAGCCTTAATAAATATAAAGCTGAGTGCAGGAAAATTCTTTTAAAGTATAAAGATAGAAGTTATGGTGATGAAGATAAGTACGATTTAACCTACCAAACTTATGATGAATTAGTAAATGCTTTTATTATACAAGATACTTTACCTAAAAATATCTATCTTCAGGCTATAGAAAATACAAATGTAATGGCAGATTCTATAGAGGATTTTGAACTTGATAAATCTTTAAAATATCCTATTTTGTATGGTACGAGAGAAAAAGATAAAGAAATGTTTCATAAAACCATCGAAGATAAATTCAAGCATAAAGTTGAAAATAATATTATTTATCCGGAACAGGTTGAAGCTTTTAAGTCGGCAATTGAAGAAGAAAAGAGAGTTTTAAATAAGATTGAAATGGATGGCTTTATGCTATCTATGTCTGAGTTACTTTCTTGGTGTCATGATAATAATATTCCTGTTGGTAATGCGAGAGGATCGGTTGGAGGATCAAGAGTTGCTTATATTACTGATATAATAGATCTTAATCCGGAGACTTGGCATACAGTGTTTTCACGTTTTGCTAATGAAAGTCGTAAGGAGGTCGGGGATATCGACATTGATGTTATCTCATCGGATAGACCTAAAATTTTTGAATATATAATAAGTAGGTTTGGAACTAAAAAAACGGCTAGAGTTCCTTCGTTTGGAACGATGGTTGACAACGGAACGATTGATGGAATCTGTAATGCTTTAGATAAGTATTGGCATGAAGAAAACGGAAAGGGAGAAAGCCCATACAGTTTATCACAAGCAAAAAAAATCAAAGCTAAATTTGCAGAAATAATAACTCCATATAGAAAAATAAATGAAGAAATAAATAAAATAAAAGATGATATAAGTTTATCTGATAAGCTTGAAGAATTAACAATCAAAAGAAATAAACTTCAAGAAAAATTAGATAGATTGAGAAATATAGAATATCCTAAAGTATTTTATTATTTTGATGGACTTATCAATACTAAAATGTCCCAATCTGTACATCCGGCAGGAATGGTAATTAGTCCAATCACACTTACAGATAATTATGGAGTATTTCATAAAGATGATGATTTATGTTTGATGATTGATATGGAAGAAGTACATGAGATTGGATTAGTTAAATATGATTTTCTTATCTTAAAAACTGTTGGTATTATCAATGATACATATAAAATGATTAACAAACCATATCCAAAATCACATGAAATTAACTGGTATGATGAAAAAGTATGGGAAGATATGATTAGAAATCCTACAGGTATATTTCAGATGGAAGGAGAATATGCACATTCATTACTAAGGCAGTATAAACCACGTTCAATATTTGATATGTCTCTAGTAACAGCAGCAATTCGTCCGTCTGGTGCTTCGTACCGAGATACTCTTATGAAGAAAATACCTAATAAAAATCCATCAGAAATAATTGATAATCTCTTAAAAGATAATTTAGGATATCTTGTATATCAAGAAGATGTTATTGCGTTTTTACAACAGATATGTGGATTAAATGGTAGTGATGCCGATAATATAAGAAGAGCAATAGGAAGAAAAGACAAAGATAGACTTCAGAAAGCTTTACCACAGATATTAGAAGGATATTGTAATAAATCAAATAAATCAAGGGCGATTGCAGAAGAAGAAGCAAATATGTTTCTTAAAATTATAGAGGATGCCAGCTCGTATATGTTTGGTTACAACCATTCTATTGCTTACTGTCTTATCGGGTATATGTGTGCTTATTTAAGATATTATCATCCGTATGAGTTTATTACATCTTATCTTAATAACGCTGCTAATGAGGATGATATTGCAGATGGTACAACATTAGCAAATGAATATAAAGTTACGATTACACCTCCAAAATTTGGAATATCAAAAGATGTTTATGCTCTTAATAAAGAAAATAAAATTATTGCTAAAGGTATTTCGTCAGTAAAGTTCTTAAATGCAAAGGCTGGAATAGATTTATTTGAATTAAGCAAGAGCAATTTAAACTCTTTTACAGATGTTCTTTATGGTATTACAAAAACTTCATGCTTAAATTCAAGACAGTTAAGTATATTGATTAATGTGGATTATTTCTCATCGTTTGGTAATGTGCGTGAATTATCAAAAATATCAGAAGTGTTTGATAATTTGAAAAATGGTGAAATTCAGACGATTAAGCAAGAAAAATTAGAATCATTATGGTACAAAGATATTATAAAGAAATATGCTACAAACTTAAATGATAAGGGCAAAGAATTAAAAACATGGAGAATCCTTGACGCAAAATCTATTTTATATGAGTGTGAAGAGCAGATAAAGTCCTTAAATATTTCTGATATAAGTTTAAAAGTTAAGATGCAGAATCAAAAAGAGTATTTAGGATATATAGACCTTACAACAGGCAAAGAAGAAGACCGTAGGAAATTAATTGTTATGGATGTTATTCTTTTAAAAAATAAAGAGACTGGTATACCATGGGCTTATGCTATTATAACACGTTCTATCGGTTCAGGAAAATCCAGTAGACTTACATTAAGAGCAAAAATATATGACCAAGATCCGATAAAAGAAATGAATGTAATCTATGCTAAATCTGTAGAAAAGAATAATAAGGGTTATTGGTATTTGATTGATTATAGCTTAATAGAATAAGGAGGCTGATTCACATTAAACACTATTACACAGACAAAGAATACAAACTACTTCTTAAACATATGGTGATTCTTTACGATGGACGAGAACAAATTAATGATCATATCTTAGAATATTTTGATAAAAACAAAATAGCCTACCAAAAGAAAGCTTTAAAAACTGGTGACTATACATTTAAGCTTTCAACCTGCCCAGAATTAGGAATTAACCGTGATTTTTTCTTTGATGAACTATGCATTGAAAGGAAAAACAGTGTATCTGAGCTTGCTGGAAACTTCACTGAAAAGGATGGGCGAATATTAAGAGAATTTTCAAGGATGGCGTGTATACCAAATTGCTATGTTCTAATTGAGAATGACCGCATTGAAGATGTTTTAGATGGAAATTACCAGTCAAAGCTTAATCCGGAAAGTTTTATCCGAAGCTTATTAACCGTGCAAAAACGAAGCAATTTTTATCTATATTTTGTGCAGCGTGAAAACATGGGGAAGTTCATATACGAAATATGTAGAAACGTTTTAGATAATTCAATCTTAAAATAGCTATCAAAGAAAATATAAAATATTTCTCAAAAAGTATTGACTTATAATTCCTAGTGTGTTATATTATATATAGCAAAGAAAATATAAAACAAAGGAGGTCAATTTATGGAGTTATCAAGAACACCCGTGACTTCAGTCATGGGATGAATTGACAATTATGTTTAAAATTCTACATGATGAAGAAATAAATAGATTAAAGCAATTAAAAGCAAATGGTTATAAATTAATATCTAGCATGGGAATATAAATTAAATACGGTTTTGAAACGAGCCGTTATACTATCGTTAATTCTTGCAATAGCGAGATTGGTAGTGAAAGTCTTATTAAAACAAACTAGTTCTTATATGTTGTAAAATATATTAAATATAAATGAGAGTATAAGAGAAGTTTGCGAAGATGAGAACCACGTCACTTTAGTGATGTGAGTTTCAGTAGTGCAGCTATACTAATACATATAATGACAACAGATGTAGAAAAAATGAACGCCACGCTATCTGCCACGTGAAACGTGTGCAGTATAGTGGCGATATATTAAGGATAAAAATGAATAAATACAAAAAATTAAAAGATTATTATACAATGGGAATATAATTAAACAAAAACGTCTTGAACTGGGCGTTATACTAACATTAAGCAAACAATAGTGAGTTAGTTAGTGAAAGTCTGTAGATACTTATATTAATAGTTAAGATGTTGTAATTTACGCAAGTAAACGAGAGCTTAAAAGCGGTATAAGAGAAACAGAACCTGCCAAGCTTTAGCTTGTGCAGAGGTTCAGTAAAAACAAAAACAAAGGAGATGACATATATGCCAAGAAAGCTCAAAGTTGCTGAAGCCCCTAAAGTTGAAAAAGAAACGTATATTTGTCATTGTTGCTTAAAGTCTAAAAATGAAGATAATTTCTTTACAAGCAAATGGAGTAAAGTTTGGAATGATACAAATAAAAAAGTTTTGTTTTGTAAAGATTGTATTCAAACCTTAATGGATGAATATACTGCTCGATATGGTGAAAAAACAGCTTTAATTATATGTTGTTCTTTACTTGACGTTCCTTTTTACGGGGCATTATATCAAAGTATTATCAATAATAATTCATTTTTCAATGTAGGTTTATATCTCAGACAACTACAAATGAGACAACATCAATACAAGAATTTTTCAAATTGTATTACAGATGGTGAACTTTTAAAAACAGAAAGAGAATTTAAAGAAGAAGTTGAGTCTAAATGGAACAAACAAGATAAACAAAATATGAATTTTGCTATATCTGTTGTTGGGTATGATCCATTTGATGACTGCAATATGACCGATAACGATAGAAGATATTGTTTTAATATTCTTGCTGGATATTGTGATGTTGATGGAATTAAAGATGATGGGCATAAGATCCAAAGTGTAGTCCAAATAACTCAGAACCAACTTCAGATTAGAAAACTTGATGAAATGATAAACCAAGAACTTCTCGCAAACCATCCTGATGAGAAAAGAATTAAGGAACTTACATCTACAAAAAAACAACTACAAGACAGTATGTCAAAGATTGCCCAAGACAATAATCTTTCTTCGGCTTATAACGCTAATTCCGGGGTAGGAAAACATACTTTGTCAAAGAAAATGAAAGAAATGCTTAAAGATGGATATGAAGAAATTAGAGTAAATTTATTTGATATTCGTACATCAGAAGCTATGAAACAAGTAGCCGATTTAAGTAATCAGAGTATTCTTGAGCAACTAACGTTTGATGCAAATGATTATACAGACATGTTAAAAGAACAAAGAGAATTAATAAAAAAACTTCAATCTGATACTGATAGCTTAGAAGAAGAAAATAGAATGTTGAAAAACAAAATTATTGATTTGGAAAACAAAAAGAAGAAAAAGGTTGGTGGGTAAATGGAATTTTACGTACCAATGACCGATGTAGAATTCAGTCAAAGAAAACTTGAAGAGTATGCTAAATTTGAAAAGATAATTAATTGGGGAAGGCAAGATCCTATCAGATTCTCAGAAGAGTTTTATGGAGTAAAATTAATCGATTATCAAAAATGGTGTTTTATGCAAACATGGGACAAACCATTTGCTTTATGGTTATGTTCACGAGGAGCTGGGAAAACTACATTAGCAGCTGTTTATCTTCAAACTAAAATGTTACTTATTCCAAATTATAATGTTTTTGTTTCAACAAACTCTTTAGCACAATCTATAGATTGTTTCAAAAAGATAGAAGATTTAGCTTTGCAAAGAATTCCGTCATTTAAAACAGTAACAGATATTTTTGCAGAAGAAGTTGAAAGGTCTGCAAATAGTGAGACTGGATTTTTACATAATCCGGCTGGACATTCATTTAAATTATATAATGATTCTAGTTTGCTTACTTTGTCTACAAATCTAAATGCCATTCGTGGTAAGCGTGGATCAGTATACTATGACGAAACGAGCTGGCAGACAAGGGAGAGCATGGCTACTACAGAACATTTTGCTGACGTAGATTCTAGTTTTGGATTAGGTGTGAATAAAGTTAAATATAATGAACCAACTCAGATGCCTTTGCAATTATTATATTCTTCTTCGGCAGGAGATGTAACGTTTCCTTTTTATGAGAAATATGTATCATTTGCAAAGAAAATGTTTTTGGGAGATAGAAATTATTTTGTATGTGATTTAAATGCAAATACTGTTGTTGATTTTTCTACTGTTGATGGAGAGAAAATAAAATCTCATTTAACCAAAGCACAAATTGACAAAGCGGTAGAAGAAGATCCTGAACTTGCAGACAGGGAGTTATTTAATAAATTTAGAACAGGGGCAGGACAAAACGCAGTTGTTAAAATGGATGTTATTGTACGAAATTCTGAAGTAAGAATTCCTTTGTTATATAACGACACAGGAAAGAAAAAATTTATATTTTGCTACGATCCGGCGAGAAATTACGATGGGTCAATTTTAAGTATATATCAAATAATGGAAAGCAAAGAGATTGGATATTGGCTTCAGGTTGAAAATGTTATTTCTATGATTGATAGTGAGTCTAAGAACAAAACACCTCTTCCAATGCCACAGCAATTAGATACTATCAAAGAAAATATGATAAAGTATAATGGTGAAAGGTCGGCAGAGTGGGAAAATATTGAGTTTTATGTTGATTCTGGCGCTGGTGGTGGTGGGATAAGTGCAATATGTGACCAACTTATGGATGATTGGTATGACAAACAAGGCAATAAACATCGTGGAATTATAGATCCTGAACACAAACAATACGAGACTGCACGTAAAAAATACACTAATGCAATGCCTATTGTTCATTTAATTGATCCACAAGGATATAAAAAAATAATCTATGATGCACTGCAAAAAATGGCGTTACTAAATTTAATTAAGTTTACTGATTATGATAAAAAGGATTATTTAACTTTATTGAATTTAAAAACAAACGAATTTGAAGAATATTCATTATCTTATGATGAAAAATTAGCATTATTAAATATAGAATTAATGAAGATTGAAACATCTTATATGTGTCGATATGATACTCCTAATGGTGGGGTTCAATATGAACTTGCAAAAGACAAGAAGGCTATGCACGATGATAAAGCCTATACATTAGCTATGGGGGCATATGCACTTGCAAAACTAAGAAGAACTGATTTGTTAGAATTAAAAACTAAAAAACGTTCATACACAGATGTTCCATCTTGTATTTCCACAATTCAATTTTAAAGAAGGTGAGTAAAATAAGTGAAGAAAAAGATTTTGACATAATAATAACCAGTGATATTCCGCAGGAAAACACAAAAATATTAACAACGTCAGAGATGGGTAAAGAATGGCTTGAAACAGCAATGCGAAATTACGATGCTAAAAACACTGCTTATTCAGCTTATCTTAACGAGTTATCTATTACTTCTCCCGTAGTAACAAAAGAGAAATTAGATATGCTATCTATTGATCCGCAAGCAAACCTACTAAAAATTCTTGAGATTAATGATATTGCAAGGACATATGTTAATAAAGACTGGATTATTGGTAAAGTAGCAGAGGTTTTAGAATCAAATGTAAACTCAAATTTCAAGCTATCATACAGTAGTTTTGATGGAAACGAAAAAAAAGTTAAAGAATTAGAAGAATGTAAAAAGATAATTAATGAATTTAATAAATCTATTAATTTAAGAAATCTTATCAAGTCGTCAGTCCCAACTACATATATAGAGGGAAATTATATATTTTACTGCCGTGGAGAAAAAACAGGATTATACACATATACATGGTATCCTTTAGGCGTGGTTGAAATATCTGATTATGATGTTAATGGTGAGCCACAAGTTATAATTAATATGCGTGAGCTTTTAACACGACTTAGAAAAACCATTAAAAGAACAAGGAAGAATAAGGCATTATTCTTTGAAAAACTAGAAGAAGAAATTAAGGCAAACTACCCTCCTGAAGTTTTAAATGCTTATCAAAACAAAGATGACTATGCAAAACTAGACAGAAAATGGACAGGCGTAATGAGGATTAATAGACAAAATCGAAAGTATGGTTTAACCCCAATATTTAGAGCCTTATACCCTGCTTTAACTCTTGAGCAGTTTGATACCACAGACAATATAAATTCCAAGGCAAAAGCAAAGAAGATTATTGTACAAACTCTTAGAAAAGAATTGATGGGGCAAGACGGGACAAATGAGGCTTTTGAACAGCAAGCGTGGGCACATGATAACCTGATGCAAGCATTTAAGCAAAAAACTGTTCTTGTTACAACGCCAGCTTTTGTTGAAAAACTTGAGTATGTTGAACCGTCAACTCCTAACACTGATACTGAGACAGTAATGAATTATGTCAATCGTGAACTTTCAACTCTTGGAATATCATTCTTAATGAGTTCAGGAAGTACAGGTGCAAGCGTTGCAAGCATTTCACTTGATCAGCTTATGAAAACAATTAATTCCATCTCAGAACAGCTTGAATATATTATGGAGAGATTTTACAAAAATATTTTAGAGGCAAACGGACATAGTTCAGAATTTATACCAACTATCCGTGTTCTTGATAGTGAATTATTAGAGATGGAAGTCAAGCAAGAGCTTGCAAAGTTATTGTATTGTAATTTTAATGTATCACTTGAGACAGCATTGTCTATTCTTGGTTTTGATGTTAATGATGAAAAAGCAAAGCGCCAAAAAGAAAATAAAGAAGGAATGGATGAGATATTCAAGGCACATGAAAGCCAGTTTACAAAAAGTAGTGTCACAGATAATAAAGCTGGTAGACCTGATGGTAATAAGATAGATACAAAGGACAAACAGAATTATGATGAACAATATAATACAAACGCAAGAGTTTAATTGTCCATGTTGTGGAGAAAAATTTAATATTCAGATATTAGAGAGTGGTGAAATTATCATCGCTCCTTTTATTTTGCCGGAAACAATTGAAAAGGTGGATGGTTATGAATTTGGTTGAGAGGTGGTGAACTAAATGGAAGATAATAAAATTCAATTATCAAGTCAGACTTTAGAATTATCAGAAACTAGTACTTATATTGAAATGACTAATAGGCTTTGTTATTATGGCGAGCCAAATCTCAATGGTATAGTGTTACCTGTTGATACAGCATCGGATATAGCTGAAACTCTTATAGATCAGCCTGTTGTTGCAAAATATAAAACAATTAAAGGCAAGCCGGATTTAGGCGGTCATGAGGTTTCAAAATTGCCAAATGGTGAAGTTAAGTTTGGAACTGAATTTATAGGTGTTCATACGTCAGTTGAAGTTAAAGATGACACTGTAGAAGTACAAGGTGTAGAAAAGACATTACCTTGTTTATTTGCAACGTGCAAGATATGGAAAAGAAATTCAAACATGGTGACAGCGGTAAAAAGATTGTTTTCTGAAGGTAAATTATTTTCATCTTGGGAAATTCTCACTTCTAGTTATGAAGTAAAAGATGGATTAAAATACGTTAAAGATTATGTTTTTGAAAGTAATTGCCTTTTGGGGAGTAAAAGTTTTCCAGCATTCGGTAAATGTGCAACTGCTTTAACCCTTGCTGAAACCGAGGAAAATCCAGAAATGTTAATAGCTGAAGCTTTGGCTATTGATATAGAAAATATTAATAAAAAGGAGGATAAAGATTTGAACAAAGATAAAAAAAATACTGTAGTTGAAGGAGCAGAAGATAATACAACTGTACAGCCTATTGTATCAGAAACACCTGTTGTTGAGCCAGTTATTAAAACTCCAGAAACTTCTGAAACTGTTGTTTCCGATTTAACTGTTTGTGACTTGAGAAATAAAATCCAAGAACTTTGTCGTACTAAACTTAAATTATGGTGTTATGTTGATTTGATGTTTCCAAACGAAAAATATGTGCTTTTAGAGACAGATATCCGCACAAACCAGTTGGAATATACAAAGGTTACATATGAAGTAAATGGAGAGGAAGTAACAATTGGAGAGCCTGAAACAATACGTCTAGTAGTAAGTGTTGAAAATATCAATGCTGAAATTGCATCGAAAAATGAAGCAATATTAAGTGCTAACGAAGAAATTAAAAATCTTAAAGCAACAATTGAGGAACTTACTCCTTATAAAGAGGAAGCAGAAAAAGGTAAAAGAGAAAAGGCTGAAAAAGAACTTGCAGAAAAGCAAGAAGGTCTTAAAAAATATGCTATTAAATCCGGATATATTACTTCTGAGGAAATAGAAACATCGGAGGAAATCAAACTGATGATTTCAGAAGTTAATGAAACAGCGATTAAAGCACTTATTGTAGACCGCCTTATGTCTGGTAAGGAAGAAACTGTAGTAGCATCAACTAAGCCAGAAGTAGAAACAGCAAGTCTCGTCAGTGAAGAAACTACACCGACAGATTATAAATCCGTAATGAAGAAATTTTTAGGAAAGTAAGAAGGAGAGGAAATATTATGTTTAGAGTTCTTGAAGATATTAACGCAAAAAATGCAGATGCAATGCACACAGCTGGAGAAGCTATGACAGTTGGAATGGGAGTTGTTAAAGTGGCTGGTAAAGAGGTTGAATTTCCAGCAGCAGCTACAGCAAAAGACATATTTTTCGTAACAAAGGAAGTTTGCCCTACAGGTCTTGATACACTTAAGGGTCAGATTTCAGATTATGATTTTGAAGCTATTGCAGATGGGACACCTGTTGTTCTTGTTAAACCAATAATTGGAGAAATATACTGGACAGATCAGGCTGATACAGTTGCAGTTGGCGACTATCTTTTAGTTGGGACAGATGGTCTGTTTGAAGAAGCTGGTTCTGCAACTACATCAAACCTTAAAGTTATATCAATCACAGAAAAAGACGCAGGAACACACGCAGGAATATCAATAGAAGTTGTCGATTGGGCTACAATGGCTTAATCTAATTGAAAGGAGAATAGAATATGTCAGTTAAAATTGAATTAGCAGAAATCATGAAAGAGGACAATAAGACTTATGATTGGGCTGAAAAAGTAGTTAGAAAATGTGATCTTACATCAGAGGAAAAAGAAATCTCACAGGTAGTTGACGCTTGGGCAAAGGAAATTGGTGAAACGGGTTCAGATAATGACCATGAAATCGCTGACTTTATAATCAAGACAATAGCAGATCCGATTTATAGCAAACCAGATGCACTTATTGAAAAGATGTTTGATTATGACAGTATTGGTGAATTTGATGATTATATCATAAACAAAGATCCAAAGAATACACTTATCGCTTATGATGCGGCAAAGGGTGGTAATGTACATAAATCATACATTGACACCACAGCACTTACACCAACATGGAAACATGCACAGGTTGAAACTGAAATTAGCTACATGGATTTGAGACGTGGTGGGTATAAAAATATTGCTAATATGGCTATGTATGCAAATGAAGCATTTACAAACAAGAAAATCAAGGATGTTTTCTCGACACTTGATTCAGCTATTTCTGGTGGAACTCAGGTGTTTGCGGTAACTGGTGGAGAATCAGCTCTTACAAAGGCTGTAATGGACAAGCTTTCACTTTATGTTCTTGATCAGTTAGCTGATGGCGATGAAGGATTGGTATTTGGTCTTAATAAATACGCACAGGCTATTGCTAATATGTCTGGTTATACATCATACATGTCTGACACAATGAAAAATGATTATAATAGATATGGTCTTGTTAAGGAATATGGTGGAATGCTTATCGGTGGTTTCTCTGGTGCAAGAAAAGCAGCCGATGGTGAACTTCTTGTTCCTACAGGTCGTATTTTTGGGATCGCTGGTAAAGTGGGCACTATATGTGACCGTGGTCAGCTTAGAGTATACGAAACACCTGATAATAACAAGGAAAGAATTTCCCTCAAATTTACAGGCTATGAATATGGTATAAAGATTACAAATCCAGAAAAGGTTGGCAAAATCACATTTACAGCATAAGAAAAATATTTGCAGTTGGGCGGTTATGTTTGACCGTCCTTCTGTATTATGAAAGGAAATTAATATATGTCAATAAAAGAAAATATAAGTATTCCTGTTTATAATTATAACGAATGTTATGTTTTTATTCCGACAGAGATGATGACACATACACTTGAACCATGCAGAGAGGACATTCCAACGGTAGATCATTTATCTGCTTCAGAAATTCTTTATGTAAATGGCATAAGTGATTGTTTTAGAACAGGGCTTGTACAGTTTGCTGACGAAGATAAAGAGGAAATATTTACTGAACTCTTAAAATTTAGTGAATGGAAATCTATATTAACAAATAAAGATATTGAGGATTTACTACTCAATCCAACAATGGAAGGATTGCAGAAAATTATTGATATTAGAAATCCATCAGTGTTTGACCGTATAAGATCAATATTTACTCGTATTAAGGAAAATTATGAAGATGACCTTTCAAATCGTGTTATTAAAATAATCGAGGCAAGATACTTAGAGTTTAAACGTGGAATATTAAAGTCTGCAATTGAGATAAAGCTAAAAGATACAAAGAAAGCTGAAACATCTGCGGAAGAAATCAATGCAATTAAGGAACAGAATGTTATATTGATGGCACAGCTTGAAGAAATGAAAAAAATGATAATGATACAAACAAAAACTCCTGTAGAGGAAAAAGAGATAAAAGAACCAGTTGTCCCCGAAGAAAAAAGTGGTGGAAGACAGCCAAAGAAAAAGTAGGAGAGGTGATTAAATGTCAACAACTTCTTTTGACCTATTTTACACTCGTTTCTTTAATAAAGTAGAAAAAGACGCTGACTTTTTTGATTATTACAATCATACTGGGGAAGAGTCTATGGAAATTGCAAAACAAAGAGCAGAGAATTATCTAATTGAAGCAGTTGACGAATTGAAAACCAAATGTGAGACTACAGTCAACTTCTACGATATGGATATGGAAAACAAATGTTTTAATTTCAAAGCGTACTCTAATGAGATTGAAATCATATCAAGAATAATGTTTAAGATATATTTGGAGCGTGATATCGCATTAATGAAACCAATTGTTAATAGCCTTTCAGCTACAGATATAAAAGCACTATTCTCCCCTGCTGCTGACAGAAAAACATTTGATGAAATGCTTAAAAGATACGAAAGCAAAACAGATACAATGATAAGTCAGTATATTGCAAGAGATAGAGAAACAGGCAAACGCAGAACAATTAGATATGAAAGTTAGGTGGTATTATGATACAAGATATAAATTATTATCGTGCTATAAGTAATGCCACAGGATGTAATACAAAAACAGAAACTCAAAAAGCTCAAATTAAGAGACGATTAGAAAGAGATTTTGAAAACCCACTTGATATTGTTAGTTTTAATTTTTATAACACCAATACAGATATTAGGCTTGAAATTCATGCTCAAAAATTTAGTGAAACTATGGGGCGACAGCAAAAATTTAAAAGCTTAATAACAGCTCCTTTAGATCATGGAGATACGCTGTATAACAGTGCAGACAATACATACTGGTTATGTACGGAATCGAGATTAAAAAATGATTTATATTATAGTGGAACAATGACTCAATGTAATTGGATGTTAAAATGGCAAGATGAAAATAGACAGATTATTGAAAAACCAGCAATTGTGCTTTCTGCATCACAGTACAACTCCGGAGAAGAAAAAACAAAAACTTTAACACTTGGTGCTAATCAAGTGATGGTTTATATGATTTTGGATGATGATACAGTAAAATTAAAATCCGACAAGAGATTTTTTATTGACAACAATCGTCAAGAGCCAAAGCCGTATAATCTTACGAGATGTGATACTGTTACTAAATCATATATGGGCGTAGGCAGAATATGTTTAGTTTGCACGGAAGATCAATTCAATGTAGACACAGATAACAAAGAACTTATGATATGTAATTATACAACTCCCCCACCAGTTAATCTTCCCTATATAACATATTCAGGCGATGCAACAATCCGTAATGGTGGCATAAAAAGCTTTGAAATTGAAACAGATGAAATAATAACATGGAGCGTAGAATACGATGATCCGTCTGACGATTACATACAACTAACCATTGTTGATAATAATCATTGCAAGCTAAAATGTGTGCGAAATGACAGTAATATTGGTAAACAATTTAGTGTAAAGGCAGTTGGCTTGACAGTTAATTCTTCTGTAGATATCACAGTAATAGGAGGTTTATAATGGACATTACAAATTTAAAAAAGTATAACAATTTAATTGAATATAGGGATTCCATTATGGAACAGCTTATAT